CAAAAACAAATCCGTGTAGCACGGCATAGATTCCATTTGTCGGAATTGTAACATCTCCCGAAGTGTGTAATCCGTCTGGGTCATAATCCTCATTGTCCCAAGAAATTTTTGTATCAGTCGTATTGTTAATTGACTGTGTTGCTTGACGCCTTAAGATACAACCAATCATCTTACCTAATTGAGCGCCTGAAACTGCGTTTGTTCCTATATGCCTGTTAATAATAGCGCTATCTCCGATCGCTGTTCCATCGTTGAACCCTGTGTCGTTAGCAACCATATCATCAAGTTTTGCTTCGGTAATAATATCACCAGCTGTCCAAGTTACTACAATAAAATCATCAGCCATATTATACCTCTACTTTCTCCACCCTAAACTTAGAATCTTTTTTACCCCATTGTCGCCCTTTGCTATTATCTTTTTCTTTATCCGCGTGATTTTTATGTCCCCTAAAATCTCTAGTATCATTCCCGCAATAACATTCAAAAGCCAACTCTCCGTCTTGAGTTATAGAAGGACAAGCACACCCTTTAATTTTCTTGCCTTTTTTATCTTTAATCGGTTGATCATATTTAAAATCAATTCGGTCTTTTTGAGGAGAATTTTGAACAGTATAGGCTGTTCCTAATCGCTCCTTACACCCATTGCAGAAAAAACCATATTTCTTAAACTTCCCTGAAGCAGAAGCAGAACATTTATCTTTGAAAGTATCTACAATCTGGTCATTAAAACGACATTTTACTAAATGGCTATGGTAAATATTTTTATCGTCCCCTTGATTATAAAATTTACAGCCAATCGCTTTACAGAGAAGGCTTCTTTTCGGTCTTAGTGTGCTTTCAGAAACACCTAATAGTTTGGCTAAGGCATTAACCTTTCCGTCCGACAAACCATTTATCATTTTTACAATTTTTTTTATCATTTTACTCCTTAGGGTCCGACTACATCTGAACTAATTTCTTTTGTTCCATCATCTACCAGAGAAGTTCCGACAATAGCGTAAGATTGAATTACCTTCTCCCTTAATAATACTTTATAAAAGTATCCTTCCGCAAGTTTTTCAATTTTTGCTACATACATATAATAAGTTTCGCCTGTTGATCCTTCATTCACAGTAACCATATCTTCTAATTGAAGATGAGGCAATCCCTTTATGGTAGTTTCCAAAGATTTCTTAGGCTCTTTAAATGAATAGACTATGGTATCTCCGAGCGTCCGCGCATAATCAGCACTTTGTATTAAATCATTTTTCAGTTCATAAAATTTTAAACCAAATTCGTCTATTGATTCTTGAGCGTCTGTGTCTGGTGTTTCATAAGATATCTCTTTTACAACCTTTGCGGGAGTACCAAAAATAACTAACTCTGTAAGATAAACTTTACTTGCTCCGCTATTTGTAAAAATCATTTTCGCAATAGTTCCACCTAAAGTTTCCCAAGTAATTATAGATAAATCATTAGTCTTATCTGTTTCTGTCCCATTTTCCGAAGTATTACCTTTAAAGTATGAGGTTGCTCCACCTGCTGTTGGCTCGGTTATAGCAGTACAAGGCAATTCCCCATAATCGTCCTGAAACTCAGCCCATAGCTCTAAGGTTTCTCCTGCATTTATAACAGAAGCTCCCTCTTTTTCGAATATCTTTTGACTAGCTTGTACCTCTCTAGGCATTGCGGTTATCTTTGCTTTGTTAATTACTTCTGTTGGCTCTAACCCAACATCTATAATTTCTTCGTCATAGTCTAAGGTATATTGACTTGAAGTATGAGGACTTTGTGATAAATGGTAACGGTTCTCAAAACACATTATCCCTTCTTCATCTACATAGAAAGTAGCATTTTCCGCTTCACAAACTTTTCTAATAATGTCTAAAGCCTTCTGACCTTTTTTAATCCAAGTAAAAGGAATAGTCATCATAGAAGTTTCTAAAGAAGATTGCCCTGCGGTAAATCCAGCGTCTGCTAAAACCTGCGCAATAACTTCATCTCCTCTGTGATCTTCTAATAAATACCCTGTACTCATTTGCCAAGTTTCTAAATAATGTAAAACATCATAGGCATTTATTATTGTTTCGGCTAACTTAATATTATTTTTCGGTCTATCGGTCATTCCAACAAATTGAGGTATTGAATAAGCATTATAGCCAGAAAATAATTTAATAAACCTTCCACCTCTAATAAAAGAACCAATATAATTATCTTCTTCGGTGGAGTCGCAAATCCTAATATAATCTATCTTCAAATCTCCTAAAGTTACACTAGCAGGAACAGTTGCTTCATTGAAAATAACCCTTATAGTGTCAATAGCAGTTTGAACAGGAGTCCCGACTTTAGTAGCCGCTTTCTTAATTTCATTCCAACCATTCTGTAAAATCTCTGAATTAACAATTTGTATTCTATAATAATTTGTAGTAGCATCTGAACCGATCCTAATTTCGACAGCATTAGCAGTTGCTAATTTAGTTTTATCTTTTACATATAAAAATAAAGCAATTTTTTTATCTGCGTCTGCTATGCTCGAGATATCTATGACGGAAGGAGCTTTATCGTATTGTGCATAAGTATTTTCTGAAGCCGCTGTATTGATCCCACAATTCAAACTATTTGTCCCTTCTTTTCTCGAAGTAGAAATTGTTGGTGCTATCCCGTCTTGAGATTGAGTCCAACCTGTTGCTACATCACAATCATCAATCTCTACCGCGGTTCCAAACGGTAAAGCGTGAGGTAAAAATCGTTTGGAAGTATTATCTAATACAATTGAAGCCCTTGATTTAATTACTGAATTTAAAGGAAAACCTGTTTCTCTGATAAACTCGTATTTTTTTACATATTGGGTTTCGTTCTCATAAGTATATTTATCCCATTCCGTCACCGCCGCCGCATTTCCCTTAACTATATCCTGTCCACTGACTACTGAAGTACCAACAACCGCAAAAGTAATCGTTGCTAAAAAATCGTTTAAATCCCAAGCAACTCGCAACTGATATGCAAGTTTTTGGCTCTTTGAAGCGATTATATTTGTTAATTCATCGGGTATTGTTTGCATTATCTTTTAGTAGTTTCTCTTAAGGTTAATTTAAAATTTACCATACTGCCACCAGCACTTTCTTCGTCGCCTAAGATAGCCGCTACCTCTACATTATTTGCTACTGACCATTTATCAGTATAAGAAAAATTTATTGCTCTATTATAATCTAAAGCGGTAGTTAAAAAATCATATACAGTTGTATAAAGAGTAGCATCCACATTTTTAAAAGTTAAAATATACTCATATTTCCTAAAAGCAGTTTGCTCTAAAGTTGTTCCATTTAAAGTTTCTTTTTGGATTTTATCCCAAATATTTTTCTTAACTAAATTCCCGACTTGAGGATGTTCAAGGGTTATCGTATTAACTCCGTCTGTAAGTGTTGGTTTAGTTGCCATATTAGACCTTCTTTCCTATAATACTAATTCCTTGAGCGCCAAAAGCCCGATCGGCTTTTTCTATAATTGTTTTTGCCCATTCTTCAAAAGCGACTTCTGTTCCTGCTACTATACCTCTATTTGAAGCGTCCACTACTAAAGTTATATTTTTCCCTTCTACCAAACCTTCATTAGATATAGTAGGCAATTCTCTTGCATTAGAATTTAGTTCACTAATAGAATCTGAAAGATTTTTAGTAGTTGCTTTCGCTTGATCTTCAATATCAAATAATGCTCGTTCAATGAATGAAGGAGAGTGAATACCTAAACCAGATTTAAACCCGTCCCAGAGTCCTTTAGCAAACTCTTTTGCTCCGTTCCAAGCTTTCCTTACTAATTTACCAATAGCGTCTATTGCTTTTTGAAACCACTCTGTAACTTTTCCAGGTAATTTTTTTATGATATCAACAACTCCGTCTATCATTACTTTACCTAATTCTCTAGTTTTATTTGCCGCACTACCAATCCAAGAAACGATTGTTCCAGGTATTTTTGAGAGCCAATTAGCAATTCGGTTAGGAAGTTTTGAAATCCAATTTATTGCTCCCGTAATTCCGTCTGCAAACAGTTTAATTAAACTTCCTATAGCCCACCCGATAAAATGCCTGATTAAATATGGAAGTTTACCTAAAAACTCTATTGTTTTTGCGGGGATTTGTGCTAGCCAATCTATAATACTCATTACACCATCGCCAATCCATTTAGCAGCATTTTTTATAGCAGTAACTATATCTTTCCAATAGACAACGAGTAGTGCTATCGCCGCTCCGATTAGTAATAATGGCCATATCTCCGCTAAAGTAGCTATCGCCGCCTTAATCATAGTAAAGGTATAAATTACAAGCGCTGGAACTATTACGCCAAGAATAGCGCCTGCTAAGGCAACCATAGCCCATTGATTTTGTTGAAACCAACCGATTATACCTACTCCAACTTCTACAACCGATCCGATCCCCGCTATAATCGCATTAAAAACCGATTGAATAGTTTCTCTATTCTCGTCTAACCAAGTCATAAAGACCTGTGCGGCATTTTTTAAGTGAAAGAATAAACCACCTTTTTTTATTTCACCATTTTCATTAATACCTATAATCTCTCGTCCAATTCTTCCAAAGTTATCTTTAATATTTGATAGAATACCGCCGAAAGTTTTAGACTGGGAGTCCATCATAGTACCCCATTTTCCTTGCTCGCCACCTAGACTTTGTAATGCTTTTTCAACTTCGGGAAATCCTACTTTGCCTTCGCTAACTAAAGCCTTAACTTCTCCCTGAGAAACACCAAATTGTTCTGCTAAAAGTTTAATTAAAGGAACGCCTGCGTTGGTAAACTGCATAAGGTCTTGTCCCATTAAATGACCTTGAACTTTAACCTGCCCGAAAGCGTAAGAAATTCTACCGATGTCAGCTCCTGTTCCTGACGATATATTTCCTAACATTTTAACAGTCGGTATCATTTCATCAGCACTAACTCCAAAGGCCATAAGTTGCTTTGCGGTTTCTACTAATTGAGGTAATTCGAAAGGTGTCTTAGCGGCAAAATCAGAAATTTTAACCATTAACTTACCTGCCTCATCAGCCGAACCAAGCATTGTTCCAAAAGCTATTTTAGCCTGCTCGAAATCAGAAGCACTTTTAGTCGTAAAAACTCCCGCCGCGACACCTGCCACACCGAGAGCCATTACGCTTTTCTTTGCAACTCCTACTATCCCCTTACCGATATTATTTAAGGCTCCTGTCGTAGTTCCAAGACTACTAATATCGGACTTTACGGAAGCAATTGCCGATTTAAAGCCCGATACGTCCGCCTTTATAGAAGCTAAGATAGAACCTATATTAAACATTTTTACCTCTTGTTTGAGCCTCCGTTATTATACCTTTAAGTCGATGTAGTCCTTCTCGGTCCAACTTTTCATTTTCCCAATAAGGATTATCTTGTTCTAATTCTTCATTTAACCTTTTTGCTAATTGTCCGATTTTGCTTTTAGATTTCTTATAATCTATTTGCCAAGTTGGTTTCGGATCGTTCAATAGTGTCAATGAGATTAAATTTTCTTCAGCTCTTAAGTTGCGGATATTTGTTAGGTAGCCTTGCAATAAAGGTAGTGGCATATTTGCCATTTCTTTATGGCTAAATCCATAGAAACGGGCTAACCTAGCAAACGGCTCAACTATTTTTTTTTACTTAGCGCAATATCAGCGTTATTAACTCCGACAATAAATTTAATCATTGCTTTTAATTGAATAGAATTTAACCCGTCAAAGATTTCAGGCGGAATCTCAGGTATAATTTTCGTTATAACTTCCTTTATCGCCTTAATAAGCTCCTCTGGGTCATTCATAGTAGTAGTTTTATTTTCTAATTCAATTAAAGGTTTTAACTTCGTAAGAGGTGGAAGATTAAAAATAATCTCCTTACCTTTAATCTTGAAAGTTCTTGAAACTAATGTATCTAAGTCTAAGTAATTATCCATTTTTGCCCTTTTTTATTAACTAATTTTAAATTGTCGTATCACCGATAGTTGCTAGGTAGTTTCCTGCGCTCATATTTTCGTTTATTAGAGCCATCATCGTAACTTCAATAATAGTTTGCTCATCGAATTTATGAGGTAGTGAAACTTCATCAATTGATACTGCACTCCACATCACAACATCATCATCCTTGTTTGCAGTGGCATTTTCAGTTGGGTGTAGAACCAATCTCTTAGCAACAGAAGCAAGGGAAAATCCTGCCTGTTTACCAATAGTTAATTTATTGCGTTCACCAGTACTAAAATAAGTTCCCGAAGGAATAGCGGCTTTCAAAACATTATAGGTTTTTTCTGCTAAAGGAATCTTAACCGAAAAATTCTCCGCTTTTAATCTCTTATCTACTGGAGTATCGCCATATAAATCGACTGTAATATCGGTAAAATCAGGGTCATAGGAAATTTCTACTCCGCCTTTTGTGTGTCCTAAATCCGTTCCGTCAAAATTGACAGAGCAAGAACCTAATTTTACTTTTGTAATATCTCCCATTGTAACTCCTTCTGCCCTTAATTTGCGAGCCGACTAACTCGCGTTATTAACTAATTTAATTATCGTATTTTTAACAAATAGTTGCAACTAATTTCAAAATTATCATTATCGTCCCTACCTATATCTCCTGGCTCTTGTTGTGCATTACAGAAATAAACATAGTTATCACCTAGATTAGTATTCATTAATCTATGTAAAATATTATAAGCGTTCATCGCTAAAGTTTTAGCTTCTTCATATTCGGTTGCTCTTGCTATTATTTGAATAGTTGGATTTGAAATCGCCATATCAATCTCTGGTTTTAATCCACCCGTATCATAAATAGTTAAACACTCTTTTGGTTCGCTCGGTTGTATTCCTAAAAAGATACTTGTTCCCTCAATCAAAGCAGTAGCATTATCAGAACCTTTAATACCTTGAGCTACTAAGTAACTTGATATTTCTTCAATAAGTTTAGCCATTTAAAGCACTCCTTAATATTCCTTCTAAATACTTTTTCCCTGTACTTACTAAATTTTTCAAAGGATCAATAAGATATTTTCCTTTTCTGCCTTTTTGGAATTTATATTCTGGGTGTTCATGAAGTCGTGCTGCATAAGGTGTATTATAACCAACCTTACCTTCTATCATACCACCTTTATTTGAAGCTGGGACTGTATGACCTGAACCTGCTAATGTTCCGATATCCATAGGGACTTGCTTTTCACTATCTGCTAAAAGCTTATTTGTTAAATCGTTAACTCCTTGCTCTATGGAATTAACAACAATTTTCTCGACCTTATCGAGATTTCTTAGAACACTACTTATTCCTTTAAATTGACTACTCATATCTTAATAATACCTCTCTATGTGAATTTTGCTCTATAAAGCCTTTTGTAGAAACTGAAATAACCCTATAATTAACTCCGTCTTTTATAACCCGATCTTCGTTAGAAATTGAGATATCTGACTCTAAAAACATTTTAACTTTAGCGGTTATGTCATTGCCTTTTTCGTCTTTGACTAAATCATTTATCTCCTGCCACCTACAATCTACTTCCGTACCTGTGCTAAAACTTTGCCTTCCCCATTTATCTAATACTCCCTGGAGATAAATAGTCGCCTTAGTTTGTAGATAAGTTTCAATCATTAAAATACTCCTGTTCGGCAAATAAACATTTCTAATAAATCGTATGCTTCTTTAGGCATTGCAATACTTTGTCCACCGACATCAAAAGTTTCCGATAAATCACCAATAGAATAAGATTTAATACCTTCTGCTTGTAATTGTGCTCTACCCGATTTATTCTTTCCGTCTAAAAGCCAAAGGGCAATTTCACATTGAGCGTCTTTAATCTCTTGAGGTATTTTTTTAACAATCGTATATTCGCAAGTATTATCTATCGCGGAAGTAAAAGCAGAACTAACTGTTATTTTTCCCGTAGCCCTGTCGAAATCACTAATCAATCTTTTCTCAAACTTATTCGTTCCGCTAGTGATATAAAGACAACCACCATTCCAATAATCATCAGGATATAATTCTGAATTACTTGTTGAAATTAAATTAGTATCGATTAAAGTTGTAATACTACCGCTAAAAGCCTTTCCGTTCCAATTTTCCTCATCACTTCGGGGAAACTCTAATCGTTGATGTTCGCCATCATATTTTTCGTGGAAAAAGCGACATCTATCTATTATTCTAGTTGCTTGTTTCAGCACTAATTCTTTATTGGCGTCCGAAGCGTTTGCCCAAGAATTAGGACCATAATAAAAACTTGTAAAATAATCATTAGCTTCTGCTAAAGTGGTATAACTGTCGGCGTCTTTATGGGTTGGAATTGCATTTATTGACATAATTTCTCCAATACCCTTATTAAATTATTTACTGTATTCTCTATCTTATATTTTAGCACATATTGGCTAGTGTTAAAAGATTTTTTCCTCCAGTCCTTTCTTTCTTCATAAACAAACCTCATTGCTCGTTGTAAATCTTTGATATCACATTTTATAAAATTCCCCAAGTCCCCTTCTATATTATCATATCTTGCTTTAACTGATTTATAATTTACGGGTATCATATATCTATAACTAAAGTATTCTTGAATTGAGTGAGCGTTTGGAGCAATAACAGGAAGTCCTGTTGCCATTGCCTCAAGTGGCGGTATTCCAAAACCTTCACCCCTTGAAGGGAAAACAAAACAATCTGCCTCTTTCAAAAGCTCAAACATCTGCTCGTTAGAATATCCTTCGTTAATTGATTCCATATTCGGATATTGATTTAAAGAAACGATATTTTGTCCGTGTTCTTTTGCTACTGTTTTAAAAATAATTCTTACAGGTTCGCTCGGTTTAAATTCTCTTTTAAATGCCTCAAATAATTCGTGCCAACCCTTGCGAATAGTAAAAGCCTCATAATTTAAAAAGGTAAAAATATCCCGTTCTGGTCGATCATAATATTTATAAACATCGGCATTATAACCTAAGTTAAGAACCTTTATCGGAGTTTTAACTCCACACCTTTCAAATATTTCCTTGCCCCATTCTGTTGGAACTAAAACTAAATCATATTTATTTAAAAACGGTATCCAATTATCAGGTATCTTGTCTGTTTCAAACATCGTAAAACAAACTTTTTTCGGTCCGTGTACCCATTTAAGATTAGTCGGGTAAGAATAAACAAGCGAACAATCTTTCGGCTTGTCTGTTTCAAACTTATCTAGTAACTGAATACCTTTCTTTTTGAGATAGTGAATAATTAAATCTTTAGAAATTCCATAACCATTATTCCTATCCTTTACTGTTATCATCTCAAGTTTCATAAAATACCCTTTTAGGTTAGCAGCAGGAAGTAAGAATAAAAGGGCGGAATTATTCTTTTTATAAACTTCCTGTTGCCAACCTAAAAGATTGGCATAGCGTTTAGCTAATCAACTGACAAGCAAGAGCTTCACGAATTGTCTTAACTCCGTAAAGTAAGTCGATAGTTGTTAAATATCCACCGTCTTTATGAGAGTAAGAAGTCATTACACGAAGTCCAATTCCGTCTGCACTAAGAACTTTCGAAACAACTCCATATTGAGGACCTGGAGCGGCTAAAGGTCTAGAAACCATAACAAAAGCACCTTTATTGAAAGCCAAGTTTTTAGTAGAAACAGGAGAAGTTCCAGTAGTTTTTACACCTTGAGACATAAAGATATCAAATCCGTATTTTCTACCGATTGAAGCGTCTTTCAATGCACTCTGGTTATCACTTATCCAGTTAGAACTTGTGAATTTTTCAAGTTTAAGCAATGCGGCGTGGTCTTTAGTTGAAATAACAACGGCTCTGTTAGCCAACGGAGCTTTTGAATCATTTAGCTTCTTACCAGCGTCTATGATGTCATCTGCGTCTAAATCTGTTCCAGCGCTACCAATTAAGTTAGTGGTTACATTTGAATAAAGCATTAAAAGATCGCTTTCGATTTGTTCAGCAAGAACAGCAACACCTTCGTCCATAAGGTCTGCCTGATAGTTAGGTTTTGCTAAGAACTTAGCAATATCGTCTATCAAAAACGAAATATATTTATGCTTATTCAAAGTAACTTCTACCTTACTATCTGCAATTGACTGCGTGGAAAATTGTGAATCTTCCCCTTTATCTCCAACAATAAGACCTGTGATTTTATTTATTCTAACAGTATCACCATACTGGGCAACATCGTTGTCAAAGTCCCTGCGAACTAATTGAGTCATAACTGTATTTGCTTTTAGATATTCTAAGGTTTTAGCGGCAACAATAATTGGCACACCATTAGCAACATCTGTTTTTCCGATTGTAGTACTCATTTGTACTCCTTTTCTGCCCTTATATTTTAATTATCTGTAACTCTACCTTCTGCGTATGCTTTAGAAATATCGTTTTCGTGTTTCTTGTATTCTTCACGGTTATTTTCTAACCAATCATCTATTTCTGATTGACGATATACTTTTTTCCCGTCTTGGGTTTTTTGACCTGCGGGATTTGTTCCCGAACCAATAACACGATTATCTTCATTAAACAAAAATGGTTTATCTGTCTTAAGTTTTTCAATTACTTCATTTATACCTTTAACTTCGCCATTTTCGATTTTTACATCAGAGAGATCTGCTAATTTAAAGGCATCTCCTGCGGATACAACCCCTTCCTTAAGAGCTTTCTCGGCAAAAACATTATACTTTTGATTCCTCTCAACCTGTGTTTTAAGAGTATCAATTTCTTTCTGCTTCGCTTCGGCTAATTCCTTATACTTACCTTTTTCGGCAAGATCTTTTTCTTCCGTTTCTTTCTTCTCTTTGTTAATCTTCTCAAGAGCTTCCCTTGCTTTTTTCAATTCCTTGCGAGTATCAGAAAACTCCCCATAAGGAACTGACTTTGGTGGTCCCTTTTTATCTTCATCTTCACCTTCGCCACCTTTGTTATCGTCTTTGTTAAGGTCATCTTGTTTTTTAGAGGCGTTATCATCGCCTTGATTATTTTTAGTCTGGTCATCACCAGAGTTTTGATCTTTGTCATTTAACATAGAATCTCCTATTAAGATTTATAGATGTCTAAGCTGGCGGCGATTTAAAGTCCCACCGCAAGGACTGCCACCCTTAATTTAATAATACTATCCTATATAAAATTATGTCAATAGAATTATCATCGTCCATCGCCAATCGTTGAGAAGCCTACTTTTCGGAGTGTTTTATCTTTAATCTCTTGATCCTTATTCGATAGCCTTTTAAATTCATCGGGATTTTTCTCTAACTCTGAAATATACGGGATTGTTCTGTGTCGGCAATTAGGTCTAAAAATATGATTTGACATATTCATTATTTCATCTAAATTTGGATAGCCTGGAGTCCGCCCTGTTAGACTATAAACTTTTCCCTCAACTAATCTACAATCATCAGCCGCTCCGTGAACTGTAATTTGAACTAGATCATATCCGTTTTCTATAAGTCGCAATTCTCCACCAACCCGATATGCTTCCACCATTTTGGTCCGAGCTAACATTTCGGAATAAGTATCTAATTGCCAAATTTTCCCACCCTTATCAATTAAAGAAACTACCCCGTGATCTTTTAAAACTGCTTGAATATCTTTTTGAACTTGAGGTAAAGTTTTACCCGAAATTATGCCTGTTGCTAATTCCCCGACTATTTCTTGTTTGGTTACTAAACCGAAAGTTGAAACAATATCTCTTTTAACAGTTTTTAATGCTTCCGCAAAACCTAAGTAACTTTCGTCTGCTATAACTCGGACCGCGTCTTGATGTAAAGAATTAAAATCGGTTATCTTAACTTCGCCCTTTAATTTATTTAACTCATTAACCATATCAACCGATCCCTGCCTATACATTTCTGGGATATTAGCACCTATCCAAACTTTTGTACCTTCGTCTAATTCTAAAAGAATTTTATCTACCTGTGCCATTAGTGATAATTTTTGAACGTTACTTTTTCCAAGTAAGTTATTAGTCTGAACAATTTTAAGTAATTCTAAATATCCTTCTTTATAGAAATTAACAAGGTTGTCTATATTGCCTACGGTTAGATCAATTTTCTTAATCACCGCCTACTCCTTTTTCATCATCGGTTCTTTAGGCTCTTTACCACCACCCATAAGTTTTGACATATCTAGCATTGGCGGCTTATTACCTATGCTTGAAGTAACCTCTTTTGTTTCCGAACCTATTTTTTCCATTTCTTCTTTAATATCATCATTGCTTCCACTATCTAATCTTCTGATAGAACTTTCCCTTGAGGTATTACCAGAACGTAATCTAATTTCTTCGATCTGTGCTTGTTCAAAAGTGTCTTGAGGTATTCCGTCTTGCCATTCTATCTTTGGAATAACTGGAGTTTTCTTAGCTAATTTTTGAGCAACTACCATTGCCCATTTTAAAGCCTCATCATAATAGTTTTTCTTTCGGGATATTTTCGCTAAAGTTCTCAATAATCTAAACTTTAAGGCTCTACCACTTTCAGCAGTTCCACCTTTATCCATACCAAATACTGACGGAGAAGTTTCAGAAAATAGAAAGACAAATTCTACAATCTTATCTATTTCTTTAAATGCCGCTTCGAGTGAAGCGTCCCAAGTGATATATTCTGGTTTTGCTACACCACCAGTCGTTGCAACTACCTCGAACAAATCAAAATTCTGTGTTCTTACTTGCCCTTTTTTATCTATCACTCCTCTCGGAACTGCTAATTTAGGGTTTGAATGTCTATTAAGAATATCGGCTAATCGGGTTATCCTGTTATTTGCTTCATCAAACAAAGAATGTAAATCATTGTAATCAGAAATTCCCCAAAACCTATTCGATGTTTTCCAATTAGGAATTATTTTAACTAAAAAGTCATCAACTCCCGTGTTTTGTTCCTCTGGCATATTGTCATAAAAAATTCCTAAATCAACTTTTTCAGATAAAATATCCCCATTCAATAGCCATAACTCATTAACTATTTTCCCTTTATAATGAATTTCTTTACGAACATATTTTGTGTCGCCCTGTTGTTTAATCCAAGCAATCTCTATCGATTTTGTTTCGTTTATATTATCAGAATCTAAATTAACAAAAACAATTTCGGGTGTAATATATTCTATAATTATCTTTTTATTTTCTGCTTGTCTAACTTTAATTACACTATCCCCGTGATAGGAATTCGATAAAGCACTCTCATAATTCCTTGTATGAAGTTTATTATTTTCTATTAACTCATCGAACCATTTTGTATCTTTAACTTCTTTCGGCCATTTAAACTTAATTTGTTCTCCAAATAATAAATCAGCGCTTACTTTGGAGATAAGCGCTCCGAAATTACAAACAATATAGATCAATGATTTTTGTTCCTTTGCCATAAGAGCCGAGAACTTTGCAAAAGCTGTCGAATGTAAACCAAGAAAAATATCCTCATTGGTTCTGTAATCGTCAATTCTTTGTTTATCTTCATTAGTTGCTGGAAAGTTTGCCATACTTCCTCCTTACCACCCTTCTGGTTTATTTTCCCAAGCCCTTACTTGCATGATAATCTCTGGGATTGCTAGGCAGATAGACCAAAAACTATCTCCGTGTCCTTCGGGTGAAGCCATTGTCTGTAAATCGTTATCCACCGCTACAATCTGGTTAAATTGCCTACTATCATCTATCAATTCAATTTTAGAATTAATTACATACTTTTGCAAATTCGCCGCCATTCCATTTTTAGTTTTCTCACTAAAGTTTACTGGTTCATATTCGGGACCAAGTAATCCCTGTTCTGCGAAACTCTCAAATTCTCCTCTAGTATTATCATATCTTAAAGTATTGATTTTGAAAAACTCTATTGCCCTATCACAATACTCTTTTTGTTTTATGTAATCCCAACCGTCCATAAATTTCTGATGTATCTCTACGAAATGCGGTTCGTCCATTGAACCAGTATTTTTAAAAACTGCGAAATGTGAAGGATGGGCTTTTTTACCGATATCTAAACCCGCATAAACATCAACTACATTTAACTCATCAATTATCGGCTTATCTTCGGGAAACTCTTGTTTATATTCTCTAATCTGTAAGTTGGTTAATTCAGAATTTATCAAATCTAATATCTGCTTTTCTTCAAAATAACTATTCTCAGCATAAACAGGTCGGCACATATATTCTTGATTAAAAATCTTAACACCCCTCATTTCTCGGCGATGATTCAATTCTTCCCAATTATGCCACTCTGGCCATATCGCTATTTTATCCGCGTCTGAAATTATCGATGGTTGTATTCTAACTGCAAACTTAAGTTTCATTTTCTCGTTAAAGAAAAAATCCTGCCAAGTTTGAGGTGTTCCGACTATATGACAAAAACCGCCTTTGTTAACCATATCCAATAACTCTGTAAAAATAATTCTATTAACCTTCTCTATAATGGTCGGGTTTAATTTATTTTCAGGATCGCGCAAAGGGTCATCTATAAAAATACCAGGGCAATGAATACCTCTCTTAAAGGCTAATAATCCATGAGGTTCCAAAGTTATTGAAGGCAAGGGTTTTCTATTTTCATCATATCCCCAAAAATAATCGATAACTCCTTCGGCTCTCGGTTTTCTATCTATACAAGCTTCATAGTAAGGATTTCGTTGTATCAAATCTTTAATCTTACCAATATGATATTTACTCATTGCTTCTTGAAAAGAAAAATATTGATACTCTCCGCCACTTAATGCTTGTTTCATTAAAATCCACATAAAATAAGCATAAAGACCTGCAGATTTAAAATGGTCACGTCCCGACATTCGAGAAGTCCAAATATTATCTCCGTAATAACCTGCTAACTCTTTAATATATCCGCCACCTATAAAATTATCAAAAGATTTACTAAAAACATTAAAAATAAAGTATTCAAAATCCTCACTCGCTATTGCTATTGTCTGGCTGGATTGGTTCTTCTCCCATTCCGTTAGTTGCATTTGACTCCTCTTTTGATTTTAGTTCCTCTTTGGCTTTTAAAATACCAGCAACATTAACTGCTAAAGTATCCGTATTTTTTTGTTCATTTTTTTCTACCCAACCTTCATTAAGTTGTTTCCAAAGTTTCACTCTCGCTGCGTCTGAATTTTTTATTGTTGCCCTAGTAAAATGAAAATCAACATCTTTTTTAAATTGAATAACATTTACTTTCTCAATTATCTTATTCAAATCTTCTTTAAACTCTGGTCTATTCTCCCATTGATTTAAGGTATTTTTTCCAATAGTAAATTCTTTACAAAATTCCTGTTTAGTATAAATCTTAACCAAACTTATAAAAATCTCATTTGGTTCAAACCCTAATTCTGCTATCCCCTCTTTCCCTCTTTTTTTATAGATAGTTTTAACCGCAGTAGGAATAGCACACCATAAAATAAATGTTGCGTAATCCCCTTTTTTATAAACCCTTTTTCTTTTATTTACTACCATTTTTCCCCTATTTCTCCCTTTTTTGGAGCGCTCGGGTCGGAATTGCACCGCCACCTCTCGGCTGGAAGCCAAGTGTTCTATTATTAAACTACAGGCGCATAATAATCTTTAGAAATCTTATAACCTTTCTCTCTCAATAAATTTCTATAACACGACCATTTAATTCTAATTCCCCAATTCAATTCTTTTAGTAGCTTCTTCTTTGGTATGCCCTTTGTCCGATCAATAATCTGCTTAATCTTATTATAGCTTTCTGTTGGCTGTTTGAGAATAGGAAGTTTAGAAATTGCTAACTCAATCATATCATTAAAGTCTTTTATCTTAACCGACCATTTTAATTCTTCAAATCTATTCTTTGATTCCATACTCATCATATTTTGTAAATCAGGTTCGTCTAAAAATCTATTAACTAACTTAAGAAAATCATCGTCTGTTTTATAATACATCGCTTTATCCCCTGCTAGTTCGTGGTAGTAATCTTCATCTGCAAAAATATAAGGAACTCCTACACTCATTCCGTCTGTTGCTGATACTGCCCACCCAGCATAAGTTTGTTTCGCGCAAACTCCTAAATAACAATTCTTTAAATAACCAAGATATTTCGTTCTGTCTAATTTATCAATAAGCATATATTCTCTCTCTAAACTCTCAGCCAAAGGAACCCAAACTTTAAAATCTTTTCGGGTTTCATATAGCTTGTCCATCATTTTTATAAACCAAGGATAATTTTTGTAAGTATGTGCTCTATGATTGAATACTATAACTTTCGTGCATAATTCAGGTATTGGTTCAAAAACGGGTTCCTCAGCCCCGATGTAAATTGCCCGAACTATCTCATCTAATGATTTACATACCTCTTGGTTAAAATGGACAGAAGCATTTTTTAATAGGAGTTTTTTTTGCGCTTCGGTATTTATCCCGCATTGTATCATCTCTAATAGTCCTAATATATTTATGTCCATAACTGTCTTTTTGTAATTAGTAACTTCGGGGAACTCGGTCCAATGAGAATATCCTATAAATACAGGTTCTTCATTTGTTTCGTTATAAAACAAGTTTTTTAATTGGAGTGTATGTTCTGGCAAATTACTAAAGACAATATCATAACTATTACTCAGCCAATCTAGTGCTTGTAATAATAAAGAGCTATTAAAATGTAATCTCATTTGGTTCGGATAAGTCGGCAGTTGTATCGGAATTTGTTTTGTATTCGGAAAGTCTAAACTCTTAATAAACTTTGGACTTAAAATCGTCCATTGTAAATCCCCTCTAATCTTGTTCAATTCCCTAATTATATTCGCAAGGACAACAACATAGCTATCCTTCTCTAAATCTTTAGCAAAAGTTATATTTGGATAAACTAAAATACTATATGTTTTTCGGGTAGTCATAAACTTTTCCTGTAAAATTATTAAATTGGTCTTTATGAATAAAATACATATATCTATGTTTCGGTTTTAGTCTTTTTATTTCAAAACCTTTTTTAATTAAATCATCATTAGTTAATTCATACCTTTGTTTTACCTCTGCAATATTTCTTTGATGATATTTTTTACCGCCTTTAGTAAATAAATAAGTCCCACCGCCTTTACCTGTATAGAGCCAATTTGTCGCTTGATAGATTATACCTAAATGATTTTCATTCTCATCGGCAAAGCTAACTAACCATTTTACATAGGTATATCTTTTTCTAATCAATTTAATTGCTACCGCTATCGTTCTACTTTCAGAATTTTTTGGCATTTTAGGACTTAAAGCCAATCTGACTAATTCTAAATATTCGCCTCTTTTGGTCCCTGATACTATTTCCTTCATTCTTCGACCAACAGATTCTCCAAAACAAATACAACCACTTAGAATACTATTGAAATAAACTCCTAAAAATAAAGAACAATTCGCAGGAATTGCGTGTGAATAATGATAAAGTTCAACTAACTTAACCGCATTTTTCCGACTAATTGACCTAAGTATTATTGAACTTTTTACAAATTTCGTAGATTCCACTTGCATTGTTGCCCTCTCCTGTTGAGCCGATCGCTCTATTTACTTCTTCTAATTGCTCTGGTGTAAACATTAAAGTCATTTGATATTTTTTCTCTCCACCATCTCCAACTAAATCAGGTAAACTTTCATCAACATTAACTACAAACTTTTTTAACTCCCAATCTTCAAATCCGACTTCTTTTAATAAATCTTCTTCAATCTGGGCTAACTTATTCCAATCCCAATGCCCTAAATTCTTATTAAGCCTTAAGTTTAGTTTTTTCTCTGATTTTTCATCGGGTATATTTTTATAAACAACAGGGATTTCTGTAAAACCTAAATCCTCCGCTACCCTAACCCTTTGATGTCCACCGATAATTATATTTTTTCTATTCTCGGCGCTATTTACTAAAATTGGTTCTACAAAATCGTATTCTTTCAAGGACTTTTCTATATCTTCATATTCTTTCTCGGTAATATTTCTAGGGTTATAATCGACTGGTTTTAATTCTTTAATATCTACATAGATAATTTCAAGTTTAACTTTCTCCATTTTCTTGCTCCTTTAATAATTCCTTTAATTTAATCTCCATAAATTTATCGTCTTTTTTACAATAAGAATTTGCTTGAATTTCTAAACTATCAAACCTTTTTTGACCTAACCATTCTATCATCATTTCCTTATACTTATCTCTTAAATCTCCATGTCCTAATTGTTCATGATGATAGAAACAAAGAGCCATACAGTTATCTGGCTCATACCTTGTTCCTTCTTTATTTCTTCCCCAATAATGAGAATTATGAAGCATTTTCCTATTGTCTGAATAATCTTTACCACAATAACGGCATTTCCATTTATCTCTATTTCTTATATACAAAGAAAAAAGAGAATCTGTTTTTTTAATTTTAACTTTAAAATAACTCATATTGCCCTTTATTAACTAAGATTCAGCGGTGGCGAGCCCCACTAAAAGCCTTAACATTAGGAAGAAAAGAAATAAAGCCTAAAGTTAATTTTGACACCACCGAGTCTTAACTAATAAAGGTACTTTGTTCTCTAATAACTAAATTATAACATATGAAAAGAGATAGAGGTATCGCCTAATTGGTTTGAAACTAGAGAATACCCCTACTATTTATTATGTA